ATCTGGAGATACAGAGATAAGGTAGACGACTTTGTATTCTTGGGAGATTTGATGATGCACAGAAGACCTTATCCTTCTGTATTGCTTGCATTGCAAAGAGTTTTAGATGAGATTCCAATCAGTAAGAATGTATACATACTGAGAGGAAACCACGACAGCGAAAATAAAACAGACGATGGTATTACAGCGTTGTCGTTGTTTAGACAAAACCATATATGGATAGTAAAGGAAACTTCAGCAAGTTTAGATAAAAAGAAATGGCTTATTCCGCACTATGAAAGCGAAGAACGTATTATCTCTGATTTGGAACGTGCTCCTGATAACAGTGTGGTTTTTGGGCACTTTGGCTATAATGGGTGTCTTAATTCCGCTGGCGATAACGACTTTAATCTTAATCTCGACCACTTTCGGAATACAACGATTCTTGGACATATACACCATTTTTCTTCTAAAAAAGGTTTCAATCAAGAAAAGCAAGTTATCACTCTCGGAACCCCATACACAACCTCCTTCAACGAATCAAGAAAAGACTGCTATGTTGCTTTTCTCGAAGGGGAAGAAATCAGATTAGATTCAGTAGATTGTGGTCCAAGACATATAACTATAAACATTGAAGATATTCCTTCAAATGTTGATTTTCTAAATGATCCAAACTACTTTACAATGCTTCGAGTGATGCTTAATTCTCTGGAAGAAAGCACAGAATCAGTTTCAGATGCGTTGAAGGATTTGAAAGTAGCTTATGTAGAAACAAAGTATCGAAGAGTTTATAACGAAGATTATGACGGTGGAACTTACGATACAGAAGATTGTGTAAACGAAATAACTGATGATCTGATAGAAGAGTATATAAACTCTAGCGATACTGAGCTTCCAAAAGAAGAGTTGATGTCAGGGCTAAAAACGATTTATGAAAATCAAAAACTTAGAAGCCAATAACTTTTATTCAATAAAGAATGTAAAACTCAACTTTGAGAGTTACGACGGTCTTGTATTGATTGAAGGAAAGAATCTTGATACAGGAGATTCAAACGGCTCTGGTAAGAGTTCGATCATTGAGGCAGTAGTTTGGGGTTTATTTGGAAAGACTATCAGGAAGTCTAATGAATCAGCCTTGATAAACATAAAACATCCTAAGAACTGCTATGTTAGGATGCAAGTTGATGATGTAGTTATTGATCGAGGCAAGAAGCCTGCTTATCTTCGCATATGGATTAACGGAGAGGAGAAAACTCAAAACAGTATTCTTCAAACACAAAGGCTATTAGAGGAACATCTTAATACCAACTATAAGATTTTCCTAGCATCGACTGTCTTTGGTCAAGAGAACAACATACACTTCGTAGGGTCTACTCCAGAAGATAAAAGAACTATCATCAAAAACTTCCTAGATCAAGGTCAGTTATTTGAGTATAGGGAATCAGTAAAATATCTAAAGTCTGAATTCAATCAAGAGATTAAAAACCTAGAAGCAGTTATTAATGAGTATGACAGGACTATTTCTGAGATAGATGATAAGATTACAAACTTAGAAAAGCTTAAAAAAGAACTTACAGACGAGTTCGATGAGGGTGTTCTTAGTACTCCGTTTGATGAAGTAGTAAAAGAAGAAAGAGAATATCACAACTTAGTCTCACAAAAAGAGAACAAGGACTATTCTATAAGATCTTTGACTAAAAAGCTACATTCTATAGAAAATAGCATAAAAAATCCCAAAGATTCTTGTACAGAATGCGGTAAACCCCTAGACAACATACAAGAACACTTAGCCAAACTAGAGACAAATAGAGATAGAATTATTGAGGAAATTGAACTAGAAAAGATCGAACTATCTAAAATAAAGAAAAAGATTAAGTCTCCAAAGATAACTTCCTCTGATTATAAGAAATTAATGCATTTTCAGAATCTAAAAAAGGAAGAAGACACTTTAGAACTTATTAGAGAATCAACCGTAGACAAAATGGACGCTGCTTATCAGAAGCAAAAGGAAGCATCAAAGAATTATGATATAATGCGCTTCTGGGAAAAAGCATTTTCTGAATCAGGGCTGGTACGTTTCTTAATAAGAAACATATTAAAGTATTTTAATGATAGGACTAACTTCTATTTGTCGCATTTGTCTAGGGGCAAATTTAATATAGAATTTAATGAGGAGTTGAATGAAACCATCACTCATTATGGAAGAGAGATTGATTTCATCTCAATGTCTGGTGGAGAAAAGAAAAAAGTGTCGCTTGCTGTGACGCTTGGCTTGCAATCTCTTTTAACTCGAACATCAAGGTCTGAAAACAATTTAATCTTTTTCGATGAAATTGCTGAAAGTTTAGATCAAGATGGAATCTATGGTCTCTACATACTACTACAAGAATTGAAGAAAGATAAGGTTTTGTTCGTAATTACACATAATAATTACCTTAAATCTTTACTTGATAATTCAAAAACCCTCACTATAATGAAACGTGACGGAATAAGTAGCTTAAAGGAATAAATATGGTAATAAAAGAATTAGAAGGTATTGGTCAAGAAATATTTGAAGCTAGATATGCTTACCCAGGCGAGACTAAGTGGTCAGAGAGAGCAAAAGCCATTGCAAAATTAATGGCTTCAGCGGAGCAAGATGAAGATGTTGAAAAGTATTACAGCACATTCTATGATATCATCGGAAGTGGAGACTTCATCCCAGGTGGCAGAATTATTTTTGGCTCGGGTCGTAATCGGGGTCGCCACAACTTACTTAACTGCTACGTTATTATTCCAGAAGATAATGTAGATAGCATCGGCAAAACCATTCAGGACATGTATAGAATTTCATGTGCTGGTGGAGGTGTAGGGTTTAACGTATCAAAGATTCGTCCAAGAGGTGATTCTATCGGAAGCGTTTCAAACTCAGCTCCTGGTGCTGTTTCTGTTCTTCAAATGATTAATGAAGTTGGAAACCATGTGAAGGCAGGTAAGAACAGAAGAACCGCCCTTATGGGTATTCTAAATGTTACTCACCCAGACCTTCTTGAGTTCCTTCATGTAAAGCTAGATCAAGGTCAGCTAAACAACTTCAACATTTCCGTTGCAATTACAAACAGATTTTTAGAAGCTGTTGAATTGAATGAGGATTGGTACTTCACTTTTAACAATAAGCAATACCATTCCTACGACATTCGTAGATTCAATGAGGCTAAAGGAAGAGATGAAATTATTCGTGTTCTTGGTCTAGACGAAGAAGATGTTCTCGGTAGAGCAAAGAACTTTCACCTAGTAGATTGGAATGATAATTTTGAAGTTATTGGACAAAACGATATCAAAGCTCGTGAGCTTTGGGACCTCATTTGGACTAACTCTGTGGAATCTGGTGATCCTGGTATTTACAATATCGACCTTGCTAATTCTTACACTAATGTCTCGTATTTTGAGAGATTAGATTCCACTAATCCATGTGGGGAGATCAGCTTACCTTCTTATGGTAACTGCTGCCTAGGAAATGTTAACCTATCTAACATGGTTCTTGAGGATGGATCTGATGTTGATTGGAAGCGTCTTGCTAGGACTGTAAGAGGTGGCATTCGATTCTTGGATAACGTGCTAACCGTCAACTCGTTCCCAACAGAAGATTGCCGATTAGTGGGCGAAAGATCACGCAGGGTTGGTCTTGGAGTCACAGGTCTACACCACATGCTAATCAAGCTCGGGATCGTTTACGGATCAGAAAAGTGCTTAGAATTTTTAGAGCGTCTGTTCTCCACCATTCGAGATGAAGCATATAAGCAATCAGCTTACTTGGCAAGAGACAAGTCACCATTCCCTGAGTTTGATCGTGAAAGGTACTTGAACGAGGAGTTTGCCAAGACACTACCAACTAGAATTAGAATGCTAATTCGTCAACATGGTATTCGTAATGCGGTAATGCTTACCATTCCACCTTGCGGTACTATATCAATGCTTCACAATGTTTCTAGCGGTATTGAGCCCATCTTTGCAGCTATGTATATGCGTCGGTGGAGAATGGGTAATACTTGGAAAGAAGAACTAATGGTTGATCCTCTATTCCAACAGTATTATAATGAAGGTAAGGACATCACTTCTTTTGTTGGAGCCTATGATGTAACTCCTGAACAACATATTGCTGTACAAGCATGTATTCAGAAGTACATTGATTCTTGTATCTCTAAAACTATTAATCTTCCTGCTGAATCAAAGCCAGAAGACTTTAGTAGAGCTACATTAGACTTTGCACCTTATTTAAAAGGAATGACTGTTTATCGAGCTGGATCAAAAGGAGATGAACCACTAAGAGCAATACCTTTAAATGAAGAAAACATTAGAAAGTATATGGAAAGAGAAGTTGGAGGAAATGAAGAAGAAAATGTCAACGTCGCAGTTGGAGTTGGCGACGCTTGCACTCTTGGCTCAGGAGATTGTGGAGCGTGACGAGTATAGAGACCCGTTACCATATGAAGATGATCCTTATTGGGAAGAATGATGCAGTTTTTTAAACCAGGAACTATTTGGTATAACAGTAGAACTAACCATTTATATGCTATTATTTCCGTCACAGATGATCTTGTGGCTTATTTCACTCCATACGAGAAAGAGATAAGACACAAGGCATTTAAAGAGTTTGAACTAATGTTTAATAAAGGAAATTTTAATATCTATGCCGAAGTTTGAATGGATATGCCGTGATTGTGATATCTTTTGGGATAAGGAATGTGCCATAGGCAAAGCTCCTCAAAGAACCAAATGTCCTGAATGTGGAAAACTCTGTGAAAAGTTCTGGCAAAACCAGAACGTAGGTGTTTCCTTTGGAGATGATGGTGCTGGCAATAGAGGAAACAATGCTATGGATTTCCATACTGTCCGACAGAGATATAAAAAGCACGCACAAAAAGGTTTTGATAAAGACTCAGCTAACCGTTTCTTGAATAGAAGTATTAGAGAAACTAAAGAAAGAATGGCTGATGAGTCAGGTCGATATAAAAGATATGATATAAATTGGGAGAAGATGGCCCAAGATGGAAAAGCTAGAAAGCTTAGTGATAAGGAAACTTTAGAAAAAAGGGAAACCAATAAAAAACTTACAGCAGATGCTATTGAAAATGCAAATAAGAGAGGCTATAATTTAGATATAACGACTGGTAAACGCAAAAAGAACGACACCCCATGACCTACGATTTTTCAGAGAACATTCAAAGAGGCATTCTTTATATTGTTAAATCAAACAAAGATAGCTTCTTAGAAGTTTCTAACCTTGTAAAGCCTGAATACTTTGAGTTTCCTATTCATGGAAACATTTACAACATAATCTCAAATTATTATGAGAAGTACAAGAGACTTCCTAACGATGAGATTATTTTACAAGAGTCTAAGGAGATTGCAACTTCTCGTATTCCATACTCTGAGTATGAGGATGAAGTGTTATGCATTAATAATCTTGATACTAGCAGTATTGCTAATACAGACTATATCATTGATATAGTTGAGAAGTTTGCAAAGAAAGAGGCGATGAAGTGTGCAATTGCTGAGAGTGTACACTTGATCAAAGAG